CGATCAATGTCATACACATCGAAATCTTCATTGTTGATATTATCAGTCAATTCTCGATAACGAATTTCTGCCTCATCAGAGAGACCGAACCCACCATAGCAAACATTATAAACAATCTTAGTCATAATTAAAACTCCCAAATTTTGACATTACGGCGGATCAATTCTTTAGCAAGGTATTTTTCCATGATAATAACCCTCTTAGCTAACCCTGGTTCAAGTTTAGATGGATCAACCCATGTAAGCAAATTTAAAGTTTGCTGTAAACCCTCAGTAGTTTGAAACCTTAGAAAGATAGGGGCGAATAGCATACGAACAAAATTAATCATAATTAAACCTCCAAAGCAGTAAAGCCAAACGAAGCACAACGGTAGAGTTTACCATCATGGTCTTCAAGAATATCACCAACCGACATGGAAGAGCAACGACCGAGCTTTTCAATTCGATCAAAATGCTTATCTTCTTCCCACAGGTTCATGGCACGAAATGCCTGTTCGAACCCATCAACGTCGACGTTAGCAACGTGTTCGTAGTACTGGAAGTTTTCAGCCTTGAAAGTATGATCAAACATACGATCGAAGTAAGCCTTGATGCGAGGAGTGTAACCACAGTCGGGAAAGGCACCATTAATTATGTTAACTTCTTCATCGGTAAGACGGATTTGATAAACCTTGATCATTTTCATTTTCCATTTCAAAGCGGGACACATTTCCCTATAATTCATTCTACGATTTCTAGACAAATAAGTCAAGCATTATTTTTAAAATAATCATGATATTTTTTAACATTATCAGAGACACCTTCGATATAATTTCCTGGGCTCTCGATAAAGATCTGAGGCTCCGTTTCCTCTTCGACTGCAATCATAATGACAATTTTCTTGATCATAATCCCAGTCATCTCCCAGTACATGTATGCGTACAGAGAAGTCTGTTCAAAATAATCAGTGATCCATTCTTTTGGCTTTTTCTTATTTGATGTTTTATAATCAATCACAGCAAGCTTGCCATCATATTCTGCAATCAGATCGACTCGACCAGCAACCTCCAGCTTATGTGATACCAGAGCTGACTCGACGCAATGCACGTTATCAACCCTGCTCTCCAACGCTGCACGAATTTGATTGAACATATATACGTTGATTGGTTGCTCTTCAGCGAGAGCAATGGTTTCATTGAGCACGTACTTTTCGCATAAATTATGGATCGCAGAACCTCTTCGAGTAGCCCGATTTGAGATTTTATCGGCTTCTGCATCCCCTACACGCTCTCTCCACTCAATTAAAGCGGTTTTATCCTTGTTAAAATCAAGGACGGTAGTGACGGAAGGATACTTCCTCCCGTCCTCCGTAACATAATGACGTTTGCCATTGATAGTTTCAGTCAGTAGGTCTGGTATATCGTTTCCGATATGAACAAACCCTTTAGGGCTGGAGACCCATTTTTTCACGAGCAATGATATATTCCTTAACCAATTTAGATCTCACGATGTCTTCCGCCTTGAAGTCCACATGTGCAAAGTCAGACATTTTATCTAGCACTTTGATAAAGTCTTTTAGACCATTTCGTTCTTGTTCCTTGGTAAGATCCGATTGACGGAAATCCCCTGAGAAAATAACTCGGCAGTTTTTACCGATACGAGTGATGATAGAATCAAGCTCGTGGAATGTCATGTTATTAATTTCATCGACGATCACGATACAATCATTCATAGTAATACCACGAATGAAAGAGGTCGAGATAAATTCAATGGCATTCTTTTGCTTCAAAATGTCATAGGCATCAGAACGACCATAGATCTCTGTACAAATACCATAATAAGGTGCTTCATACACCTTCATCTTTTCTTTCTGATTACCAGGAAGAAATCCCATGTCCCGAGTAGGAACTACTGAACGAACGATATAAATCTTTTTTTGATCACTTGTGCCATCCATTAGGCTCTCAAGAGAAAGATACATTGATAGGAAAGTTTTGCCAGTACCCGCCATTCCATGAAGAATAAGATGTTTGCCTTCTTCAAATAACTGAAACACTAATTTCTGATTCTCAGTCATAGGATTAATACGTTTCATCTGAAACGTCTGGGATTTAAACGATGGTCGGTTGCTTTCCTCTTGATCTCCGTTTTGTCTAGCGATTCTTTTTTGTTTTCTGTTCGCTCGTTCAGTGCTCATTGTTGGGGAACCTTAAAAAGTATTAATTTTTGACCTAATGTTATTGCTTTTAATTTTTGACAACACTTCTCTGAATCCCGAATCTGGACGAGGTGGTCTTCCAGAAATAGTTGCAGGTGCATCCCCTATCTCATCAATATGATAAGTATATTCTCCGCTCTCGATTAGTTCGAGAAGTTCTGCATGAGATAACAGTTTACTATGCGTTTTGCCAGTAGAAACTTCGACAACATCATAGGAACGATAAGTAGTTTTCATAATAATTCTTTCAATCGTAATCTTCATCAAGCTCTAATAGACGATCAATATTCCTTGTCTTTAGAGCCGAACGAATTCTTTTGTCTTTGCGACGCTGTTGTAATTCTTGGTTATAACCATAGTCGTCATAACTTTCGAAGTCATCGTCATATGCATACTTAGTCTTTTTAACTGACTTGCTCATCTGGTAGTAGTCCTGGAAATGCTGAGTTGACAATGTTATAATTGATGGAAGGATAAGGAAGCTTCTTTTCTTTAACGGCGAGAAGAAGTTCGGCGTCCTTCTTATGGATTGATTCTAGTAATCCAATAAACATCATTTCACGTTTGATCTTTTTAAGATCGTCCTTTCCGCCTTCGACAAAGAGATACAGTCGACGTGCTTCCATATAGAGCATGCCTTCCTGATCTAGAAAGTCAGTCGGCTTATAGGGAGGCGCTCCAGGCGGCAGAGCCCACCTAATACCAGGATGTAAAGCATACTGTAGCACTGTCTTCAGAGCTTCTGATTGGTTTTGCTGTAGATGACTAATCTTATCAGCATCAGAAGGCTTCTGAGCAGCTTGCTCTATAATTTCAGAGATTGCAAATTTACGTGTCATGTTTAAAACTCATTAATGTTTTCGATTAGATGTTTCAGTTTCTTCTCAATGAAATAGTTGAAAAGACCTTTTCGATCCTTGTCAGCCTGACTAGCAAACTGAACAATAACATTATCCTTGACCTGTTGGGGGATAAAGTTTAGATCGATAAGCTGTTGATTGCGACGATAGTTGCGTAGCATCTTATCATCACAGAATTCCTCAGGTTCCATCGTAACCCAATTATCTAGCTTCTTCTGGCTTACAGGCTTCTGACGTTCACCAATTACAAAGCAATTGTCAGAGGAAAGGAAATTAGGCACACCATCGCCAGTATCACCACGGATGATATGTTCCTTGATGTATTGCGAGGGATTATTGTGTTGGATCTTTTTCTTGCGAACAGGATCATATTGCGATACGTTCATATAGGTCTGAAGCTGAATGAAATCCTTATCACCAGAAAGAATCAAAATCTTTTCACTGGTGTTGCCGAACTTCTCAACCAGAGTGCCAATGACATCATCAGCTTCTGCACCATCAGCCTGAATAACACGATAAGGAAAATATTCCTTGAGTTCATCACGGATCTTATGCATAGCTTCAAACACCGAGGTCCAATCAATCTCAGACTTGTCCCGTGCCTTCTTGCGATTAGCCTTGTAGTATGGGAAAACTTCACGACGCCAGAACTTACGGTCATCGCATGCGATAATCATATCACCATATTCCTTGCGGAACTTGACGTTGTATGATCGAATTGAGTTGAGAACCATATGGCGTAGAAGATCTTCCTCTACCTTGATATTGGTGTGGACACCAATCTGTACCATAAAATTAGAAATCATAACCTGCGAGAGGTCAACAATAATCATTTGAGTTACCTAGTCTTCACTTTCTTCATTGCTGGGGATAACATACTTATAATCGATAGAATCTGCATCTTCATTGTAGTCAATAGTAAAGCAAGTCTCGGCGAACTCTTGTAGAGCATGACCGAGATCTAGACTTCTGGCAACAAGACTTGTTAGTGACTCGATTAACAGAGCACTGTCTTGCATATATTTTTCTTCCATAACATCAATGCCAGCCTCGCCAAGCATTACCATTACGTTAGTTGCTAAAACATTTACAGTAGCTTGTAAGGTATCCTGTCTCAGCCTATTGATATTTTCTACAGTTTCTTCTAGAGACTGAGGAGGGGCATCTTTTCTTCCCTTTGGGAAGGTAATAACATTACTCATTTAATAACCTTTAACAAAATCGTAGTTTCATTGAGACGCCCATTTGGCTTTCTAGCTACAGTTTTGATAGTATCCATAAACTTTCTAAGAGCAACCTTACCAGTAGCCAACAGCTGTTTGGTAGTTTCTTCAGGTTTCCTTAGAGATTTTTGCATAGACAACTCTTTATCAAATCCGATTAACGTAGTACCCTTGACCGAAATCCCAGCGGGACCAGAGGCTAGGTATACTGCCAACTGCTTATATTTAGTATTATACGTATATACAGTTTGAGCACCGATCAACTCGGAAGGATGAGAACTTACAATCTTTAATGTAGGATCTTCTTTTTGATATTGAACACGCTTTACCAGATCAACAGCAGACTTGGTCTTAATCTTGCGAGGAGCACGAACCTTAACAACCTTCTTATTGTTAATAAACCTATCACAATCATAATCCAATGTGGTATAGAAGTCAAGCCATTTCTTAATATTCTTACCGTAAGCTTCTTTGACCTGGGCGTCTGGAGAGCGTAGCATTTCTAGAGACGGAGCATAGTACGCTCGGATCGCACCAGCAGCCTGAGAGGAAGCTTCTGCAGCCTTTAGGAAATCATAGACAGAGAACTCTCCACCAGCCATAAAATTATCGATCTCATTTTCTAGATCAGAAATCATATTGTTGATCTTTTGAGTGATACGATCTTGAATTACAAAAACAGACTTAGCTGTTGTCGGACGTGTGTCACGAGCAAAAACATACTCTAACTTGCTGTTAAAGAAGTTCATTGACTCGGTCGAAAGCTTCGTACCATTATACATGATACGAGCTTGCCAGCACATAGTTGGGGAGATATTGTTTTTGCTTGCTCGACGAATTATCGAGATCTGGGCTGGCTGGAACTTAGCCATCTTCATATAATCTATGAGATATTCACGACCTGTTTCAATGTCGTTCATATAATTGTACCAGTTAATCGCCTTCATATATCGAAGATCGTTAGCGGTAACAGTTCCTTCAATAATCGGCTCATCGCCGTAATGCTTTAGGTCAAAGATCTTAGACTGACCTCTGCCGATAGGGGTGGGCTTCTTAGCTTTCCGTGGAGTACGTTGCGTAGCTCTAGCCATTTTTTCCTCATTGCTGACTTATATACCATTCTAACCCAGAACAGCATATAAGTCAAGCATTATTTTTAAATTAAGTTTGATATGTGAACAAAGATTCAGTAGGAACGGATAAATCCGCATCTTTATATTCTTCGGCAAGATAAATTAATAAACTTGTCCATTGGGCAGCAATTTTATCCCAGTTAAATCGATTGTCTGCATATTCCTTAACAAACTTGAGATAATTTTGAACTTGATTATCATTAACCGAACGAATTGCTTG